CGGAGCTAGACCCGTTCTACCGAAGAGAACAGCTTACCTTACCCAAAAAAGAAAGGGGCCGAAGCCCCTTCCCGTTTAGGTAGCGCTACTCCGAGCACGTCTCGGTGTAACATCGCTAAGATAATACAGCTGGGATATCCAGCATTGATCTATACGCTTCATATCAGAAGTTATATAGATGACACTCACAGTGCTTCCTGCCACACTTGTAGCACCTGCCTTGTCGGTCCATCTGTCTCATGTATCGCTTCCATCCAAACTTGTCCATGTACCAGTCGTGGATGTCTTCGATGAGTAGCTTTATCTTACTGGACATGCTCCTCCTTCGCAATCGTCAATCTCCACCTCGTCCATGTCAATCTGTTCGAGACTTGTGATCGGGGTTACACCTTTGCGCATCTCCAAGTAAGTGCCTTCGTCAATCTCTTCGAGAGGAGCTTGCTTGAATCCGTGCTCATTGTGAAGTAAGAACGAAACAGACTTGACTTGCTTGTAGTTAAGCGCCAGCCATTCTTTGATTGCATCCAGCTCCTCCTTGCGGTAGTAGATGGTCACGGACACAGCGTTGTCTGACCACTCGGCCTGCAAGCGCTTGATGACTTCGAGTTGGTCGATAGCCGTCATGTCCTGAGCAAACGTCGTGCCCTTTGGGAACTTACAAGGGAAGCTCACTACGATGGTAGACTTGTCTTCTGTGCCGTCAAAGTTCAGCACGTACTCCACAGGGTACCCGTGCTTCCTGGCGGCATGTGCCAAACTGCTATCAGCTGACATGCGGATTCGTCTAATGTAGTATTCGCTGTATCCTGGGTGAGCTCCTGGTGTAACGCCAGCAAGTAGACTAAGCGTTCCAGAAGGCTTGACTGTTGTAAGTTTAATGGATGCTGGAAATCCTGCCAGTCTAGAGTATTCTTTGTCATAGTTTCGAATGTAGTTGTAACAACCGTCTAACCAGCTACGCTGCTCTTCGGTAGCCTGAAGATAACCCGTAACTCCGATACCCATACGCATGTTCTTGTGAACGATGTCCTCAGTCTCCTTGATCGCACACTTGATGGCAAGGCTGTGCTTGTTGATGCGATACAAGTAGCGAGCTACTTTAAGCAGTTCGTCGTAGCTCTCGATGTTCGGGAGGTAAATCTCTGCAAGGCAGCACGTCTCGAAGTTGGCAAGCGACTGCTCAGCACAAGGGTTGAATCCCTGTACGTCAGGGTCAGGGTACTCCACCTCGAAGGTACGACCCATGCGGCGTGATGCATCCAAGTTAATCAGTCCGTATGGCTCGCCGTTACCGTTATACCCTTCCCAGAATTCGTCAGGCAACTCAGAGACATCAGAACAGATTACAGAATTGTTGGACATAGCCCTCCAGTTAGGGATACCACCGAGGTCCCAACGCTTGGCTCGCAAGTACTCGATATCGTCGCAGTCACCGAGTGCAATCTGCGCTGATCGGCGGACGTTACCAGCGACAACAATCTTGCCAATGATATTCATAATGTCCAGACAATCAATAGGTTGAAGGCGTTTACCTGAAGCTTTATTTAGGATACTGTTGATCTCTCCCATACCCCATACGAGGTCTTCGGGACCAGAGGCTGTTCCGCCAAAACCCTTGATGGCTGAGCCTTTGGAGCGGATGAGGTGAGCAGCGTAAGTGAAGTCCTCACCCGTAACGAACGAAGCTTCCAGCACACGGCGAAGCAGCTCTACCCAACCCTCGCGGCTATCAGGCACGATGAAGTCTGCATCGTTAGCGTCTACACGCTCAATCTTTACTCGGCTCTTTACCTTCGGGAGCTGGTATACGTTCTCCCGCTGGATGTTAAAGCCTACGCCCGATCCAAGCATCAGCATCTCGAATGCCCAAGTGAATGGACGGATAGGGTCATCGACCACCACGAAGGCGCAGTTTTGAAGTGACGGCAGACCCAAACGGTCTACGGTCTTGGTACCTAGTTGCCAGAGAAATCTCCCAGCAACAGTACCTTTCAGTCCCATCATAATCTCTTTGAGCTCAGCCTCTTCGTGCTTCTCAAACCCAACGTTTAGTTGCTCTCGGCAAGAGTCGATTACGCGGTCAACTGTGTCTTCCCACTCTTCGGTCTTACCGTTTTCTAGTTCTCTGGAATAGGTACGCTTATAGACAGCATACCCTACCTCGCCCCAAGGGACAAGTGAAGGATCGTACATGTTTTAAATGTTTAAAGGTTAAAAAAAGGGATGGCTAAGATAGTTAAAACTCCTTAGAATATTCCCATACTCTGTATGAATCTAACAGCCTGATATCCAATAAGTTCAGTCTGGTTATCACATCTGCTCGATCTTTGCGAGTGTACTTTTTCTTGTATGCGTCCTTCTTGTTTGAGACGAACACATCCTCGACAGTTTTCTCGCAATAATCTTTGAGCTCCTCACGTTGTACAACGCTGAACCCACCCTCCTCTGGCATGTCAAAAGCGATTATCTCAGCGCCTCCGTACATCCATCCTGGATTGCCCGCTACGTTTTTGAACTCGCACCATATCTCGTCAGGGAGATTGTTGCCCTTGACGTCTACACCCCAGGTACTGTCTCCGCTGTGCGCAAGCCAGTAGTCGATGTGCAAGTGCATGTCATCCTTCCTGGTGCCTTTCGTTACCTGGAAGCCTAGTTGTTCTGCTGCTCGAATGAATCGAACTTCAGCTACCCTCCCCGTCGCCGAAGAGTATTTCCGCCTGTTCTGACTGATCATAGTTGGCCTCGAAATGTTGATACGAAGCCTCCTTGATAAAGTCGAGTTCGTGGTTAATGATTACTCTCGCTACTGTAATCATGTTAGCCACGATTCCAGGGTTAATGCATGCACCCCCGTCAACGTCATGCAAATCCTCGTAAAACTCAGTGATGTAGTCGTGCAAGCGCAAACACGCTATGCTGTAGCTATCACTTAGTTGCTCTCTTGTTAGATCTTTTTTTGCCATATCCTAGTTCTTTTAGTATCGCTATTGCTTGCTCCACCTGCTGTTTGTTTTTGCAGATGAAGAGAGCTGGGACTGGTTCTCCTGAGTCTATCAAGTGACGAAGGAACAACTTCCACCGCATCGGGAAATCATGATGCGATGGAGTGTACCCTTTGGTTTCTATCACCCATTCTCCGTTTGGTCCTACGAAGTCTGGAGTGTATTTAATGGGAAGGACCGTCGAGTCTGTTCGATTCGACAGGTCTTTCCGCTTGGTAGTCATCTTCCAGTATATACCAGGGTATTTGAATTTATCTACGAGCATGTATTCATGTGTCTCGTAGGTAAAACTTAGCCCCGATTCAGCTAAAAGATCAGCGCAGGTTTTTTCTAACCCGCTTTTATACTTCCCCAAAGACCGCTTCTTGGCTGTTTTTCTCCTCGGTGTCCCGTTTTTGTTTCGCTTCACTAAGGCAAAGGTACAGCCTATTGCATTAAAAACGACGTATTAACAGGAAAATTTATTACATCTTGCTCACCACCCTCCAGTTCAACAGCATCAAAGAGCAAATTTTGCTTGGGCCAAACCCTAAATCCTGTGCGAGATGTATTCATTTCGAGTCGGATAGGGTCATCAAGGCCAGTAGGCTGTCCGCCTGTCTCTACGTCTCGCACCTTACGGACGTGAAACTCGGTGATTCTGCGTTGCGAATGGTCTGGATGCTGAACCTTTCGGTGAATAGTGATGAAGCAGTCGGCACGGTTTACAAACTTGCCTCCACCCTCGGTGTCTTCTGCATACGGAGCCGTGGGTAATCCGTCGTCTCCTTTGCGTCGTTGCGCCTCGCTGAATGCATGCATGTTTAACCAAACGGCTACGTTGTTAGCCGTAGAGAAGGTAAGAAACTCAGAAGCTGCTTCGTAGTGGTATTCGTGACTGCTCTTGTTTGTAGTTCCCATATCAAGCTTTAAGCTGTTGTAGGGATCAACGAAAACAGCATCCACTTCTTGTTGGCGAAGGATCTTCTCAAGGAATACGATGATATCTCCGTAGCTGTACACTTGCTTATTGCTGATGACCGTGAAGTGCTTTCCTACCCACTCATAAGCTCGCTTCCTCTCCATGTGATTCATAGAAGTTACGTTCTTGTTCATAGCAAACTGAATAAGCGTTTTCTTCAGGGCTGCTGTGCGGTTCTCAGAGGAGTACACCACCCACTTCCATCCATGACGGATAGCAGCGTTGACCATGAGGTAAAGCACCATAGTAGTTTTACCCACGTTGCTGTGACCATTGATGATAGTGAATTCTTTCTTGTAGCGGAAGAACTCGTCCATACTGGTGTCGCCTGTGTCCAGACCTACCTCGATGTTACCGTTAGCGTAGTCATCAATCCATCGGAAGTCCTCATCGTCCGAGGATATGAATGACATGTCACCATCGTTAATAGCCATCTCACGGCGCATCTTGTTCTCCTCGTCCATGGTCTCATGGATAGGACGCAGCTTGCCCGCTTCTATGCCGTCGCGGATAGTACGTAGTGCTAATTGCTCGTCGTCTACTTCGCGCTTCATAATCTCTCGCGTGAGAACACGAATGACCTCATCTTCTTCTGCGCGTCCAGCCGCTATCAAACCGCCGCAGAATCGGGAAGCACGTAACAGAGTACTGTGTTTCTCTCCGTCCTCGCAGAGACGAATCAAACGAGACGCGATGTTAATCTTCTGGTAGTCTGTGTATACCCCCGCTTTGGATACAGCTACCTGAGATTCAGACTTCTCTGAAGATAGCCCACCATACACAGCTGATTCCTCGTTGATTACAATCTCAGGGTCGTATGACTCGAAGCAAGCTCGGGATTCGTTAATTCCAGATTCGTCTACCTCTAGGTCATAGGTCTTCTCGAAGTATGTGCGAAGCGAACGGAAGTGGTCGCGGTGCCGCTCAGGGTTGCTTACCTTAACGAGCGCCTTAAGTCCGTCGCCACTCGGAGAAACCCAACAGCCATAGACATAAGGATCCGTGGATAGAAGCGCCTTGGATGCCGTAACATCAATGTGATCGAAGTCGAGTACAATGAATTGGCTATGACGCGCAAGCGCATTGTCATTACGTGTTTCAAATTCCCCTGAGAAGAGGACGACAGGTAGGGACTTCTTAAAATCTTTAGCTTGTTCTCCTCCATTGCGTATTGTTTCAATCTTCGTTGCAGAATCGCCCTCCTTGATTCGCTTCAGGGCTTTGGCTATCGGCATGTGGTAAGCCTTCTTCGAGTACAGGGTCTCGAACATCGTTACTCTCATAGTGGTATTCAATTAGTAAGTTCAGGTAATGGATTGCTTTTAGAACGTCCTCCTTCCCATTCTTGTGGGCGTGTCTGCACACGTATTTGATTACGTTCCCTTCGATGAACGGTATGTCATTAGCAGCTATGAATTCAGTTGGCTGAATTTTCATGTGCTTGTAATGGCCTCCGCCTATCTGTTTATCGCTGTGTTTCTTTGACATCTACAGTGGTTCCTATTTGCTTAATGTTATCGACCCTATCAATTATGATAGCTCGTTGCTTAGCCTTTGGGGTAAGCAGCTCCTGATCGAGCCTGTACATAGTGTGTTTGTCATGCTTCATAATATCCCTGGGGTTATCATATTTGCTTACAATCCACACGTTTCTTTTCTGGGGGTGCTTGTTCTTAATGAACGTAGCCCTCCCAGTCATGTAATAGATTGGTTGACCCATGGCGTAAAGATAAGAGGAAAGAAAGGGGGTGAGACTTTCGCCTGCACCCCCCTGCTAACCTGAAAACCACTATGCTTAGAACGGGATAGTCTCGGTATCCTCTGTTTTAGCCGTATTGTTTCGACGCTCTTGCGCCGCTTCGCTGTTCGGGTCCCACACGCTGAGGCATGCTTTGCCGTTCTTCGACATGAAGAGACGGAATCGAACGTTACCGCCTTGACCGCTAGCATCACGCTTGGTGGTGTATTGGTCAATGCAGTCCTTTAGCTCGTTGTCCTTGAGGCGGAAAGACCACCCCATCAACTCGCCGTTGTCATTGTAGCTAGGCTCGTCTGCCCAGCCTACGAGAACACTCTCGTACTTCTTGCTCTGATCACTCATTTGTAAAGAAAGTTAGTAAATAAGACATGAAAGATAATGGCTGCTGAAACAAACAGCAACCGTTTGATTGGTTTTTTATACTTCATACTGCAAATAATCTTTTACGGGGTCATAATCTTCTCGCATGAAATGCCTGATACGATTGATTGCATCGTTGAATTTCATTTCCCCAGTGAATAATGTTTCATCCGTACACTTGACCAATGCTGGCAGGTAAGGATATGTTTTTTCTTGCACCACCCAGTAGAAATCTTTGATTCCAAAGACCTTCGTGTAGATGTATGCTTGGATGTCGTAACAGAAGTCGCGCACTGCATAGCGGAACTTCTCCGCACTACGCGCTGACTTGCTGTCGCTGATGAATCCGTCACCCAGGCAGTCGAGGAATCCCTTGACCTGAACACCGTTCAGTTCCTCAAGGAATCCCACCTGGTAGTCTCCCGCCAGGTATGTATCTAGTAAGCCGCAAGTGGCGAGACGGTCGATCATATCGTTCGCCATTTGCCAGTCATCACTAGAGACAATCGTCTTGCCTTCTTCGAGAGCCTCCGTCTTCATGGATGCAACAACAGCCTTGTACTCAGAGGTCATCGATGGTTTCTTCGAGTTTCGTGCCTTATCTGAAAGCCTAGCCATTACTTGGCTGTCAGACATCACGATGTATTTCTCGAATGCTTGCTCACGTTCGAACAGCAGCATATCGTATAATGTACCGAAGTCTAACGCATCGGACTTGTACTTCAGCTCTCCCTTCATGTAGCGGTCGAACTGCGCCATGTCACCCAGCGCTTGCTTCAGCGAGGAGTACGACAGGTGTGACTTGCCGTACCGTTCTTGTAGTTGTTCAGATAAATTCATCGTATACTGGTGTTCCGTCTTCGTAAGTGTATTCGTAAGTCTCAATCTCTGCCCACTCAGTAGGCGGTGAGGGTAGTAGCCAGAATCGCTTGCCCTTTCGGTTGATGAAGAACTCAGCGATGTTAAACTCCGCAGGGAATTCCTTCTGCTTGACGAAGAACAACCCCGAAAAATCAGGGTTGCCCTCCTTCTCTACGTCCACCCAGTGTTTGGGCATCTTCGATTTCAAGCATTGTTCACGGAATCGCTCATAAAGCTTTTCATTGGTGCGTGTCTGATCGAGTGGCATGTACCACGTCTGACCGTTCCATCGCTCCTTCCTCATCGCACAAACTTTTGGAGGCCAGCAATCTGTCCAGCAGTCAGCGAGTCTTCGTACTTGTCCATGATAGACTGGAAAGCTTTCTTCTTGTCGGTCTGCGACTTGATGTAAGCAACAGCCTTGTCCATGATGTTTACAGGTGGTTCGGTGTCGAACTTCTCTTGTACCTGCTTGACCTTCTTGGACGTCGTGCTTTCTTGCTTGGCGATTGCGTCATTGACTTCATTAGCTGACGCAATAGAAGTGTCGATTCCGATTCCAAGCATAGCAAGGGCTCGTCCAACAGCTGAGGTTTCGCAGTTCTCAACGTAGCTGGTCTTGTTGATGTTAGATGCACCTTGCACTTCGTGTGCATGTCCAGTGGCAATAACACGTCCAGTAGCATCTGCGATGGTTGTCTTACATACGCAATCCTCTGGGGTAAGGACGGTGAACTCGGACATGATCGTCCAATCCTTGTATCGGTCTTCTTGACGAAAGAACTTGATACGCTCGTTGACTTCGACGTACTGCTTACCACGGATGTTGGTTGTTTTGAATTTGTAATTAGACATTTGTAATCTGTTTTGATTGAATTGTTTCTTCTAGTTTTCGTTGCATGCTTTGTAGTCGGGCGATGCTTGCCTTCACAGAATGAAGCTTGGATTGCCAAGCCTTGTACTTCAACGTCTCTCCACACAGTCGCACAGCAGCTATGTAGTTTTTCTCATAGCCAGGCCATGTAGCCATGTTAGCGTCGTGCTTCCTGGTGTGGTGAACCACAGTGCTGTGGTCAGAGTCGAAAAGTTTTGCTATTGATGTCGTCGTCAGGTCGTTCTGACGCATGGCGGTCATCATCGCCGCTCTTGCTTTTACTTGTTCTTGCTTTCTTGATTTATCACGTTTGATTCCAAGTACATGGTAGTACTCTTTCAGTATTTGTCTTCCTTCTTCGTACATTCAAATATAGGTTTTAAGTGTTAATAATCCAAATAAGAGAGGGACTTTGTTTCTCAGAGTTCTCTAACAAACTCGTTACGGGATCTCCCCGCACACCATGCGCCCCTCTCCCTGTCAGCGTTCTGACAGTGCTTCGTTGTATGAGGTTAGAATCTCATAGAACTTGACGTAGTAGTACATTGACTGCGACACATTGCACAGTCCGTCAGCTAGTTTGTCCATGCTGATACCCTCTTTGATGACGTCATCGGCTAGTTCTCTTGCTACGTCGGGGAACTGAGCGAGGTATTGCGACACGTCGGTGTCAAGCCATACATCAATGTCTGCATCGAGGATGTCATCCATGGCGTACATGGCGGCCAGTCGCTCTGGCTCATTAGCTTCTTGTGCTTTTTCTTGAATCAATTGAATTGCGTTTTCGTTTGTCATATATCTGTATGTAATTTGTTTCTTGTTTTTGCTAAGCAAAGAAGCGCGGCTATATAGATGATCGTCGGTAGGCACCCTGCAAGCTAGGTGTCTCATCACCGCGCCTCTTTACTCACCAAAAGGTTGGCCTGTCTTTCCAAGCTGTCAGTCTTTAACACCCATGGCCGCATGATGGGGGCTTACGTATGACGCGCGGCTTTGCCCTAACTGTGTGTAAAATCTTCACAAAAACACACAGCGTTTGAAATTCGGGTGGGTGCTCGGTAACTCCTCCGACAAGAGCTGAGGTTCCGATGCGTCATACACCCCTGATGCGTTAGAATGGAGGGGAATCAACGGGGTCTTCTTCCTCCTGGCATTCATGATTTCCAGTCAAGACGAAGATGCTGCGGTCATCAGTCACAAGGACGTCGAACTTCTCATCGTTCATGATGTTGCTGTACCTGTCCGTCCAGTTGGGGTTGTGGCGTGGGTTGAAGCGTACATAGAAGTCGTTCTCGCATGGCTTGATGAGGTCAGCTTGACCTAGCACTTGCAATTCGTCACACTCCACCCAAGCACACACAGTTTTGCATGCACCTTCATGGATTTTCTTTGATGTACCGAGCTGCACCTTGAGCTTGGCGTTGAACATAGCAAGCTGTCGTTGCTCTGGTCGGTAGTACTCGACTGTACCGTCAGGGCATTTTACCTGCCACTTCATGAAGTTGTCTCCTCGTCCGAGGTGGAATCTAATTTTGTACATGAGAGTTTTGATTGGTAGTTAATTTTTACTTGGTGGTATACGTGTTGCATCCACTCGTTGAAGTCCTTCGCGGGATCTTCGTTCGCGCTTGACCGTATGCATATCATAGCAGAGATTCGAGGTACTTGATTCGTTTTTGCTCGTTCTTTATTTCGGTTCTTAATCGCGTCATCTCTGAATCGAAGTAAACCTTGAAGGTGCTTGGCTCTTCACACCGTTTGTTTAATTCCCATCGCTTCTTGTATTCCTTGAAGCTTTCATTTTCTTTACGCTCATCATACGCTAGACTTTCAAGGCATTCCTCTTCGTATTCCTTGGTTTTTTCTACCATCGCTTCATGAAACAGCTTTTTGATTATGTTCCAATCTAATTCCTGTCCAGGGAACAGAGTATCCAAGTCTTCCATCTCGAAGTAGTAAAGCTCATTGGATATTTGCTTAAGGAAATCAGCGGACGTTACAATTGGTTCGTTTACAACAATCATTTCTGCTGGTGTGCATTCCATTGTGCCTTCGGCTAGATTTTCTATCAGTCTGTCCATAAATGTCTTCAGCTTCATCTGCTCTGCAACTTCTTCATTCCTGCATGATTTAATTTCTTCCTTCATAGCTTCAGACCACTCCACCATAGGGGTGTGGATGAATGTTTCTGTTTTTCCGTTCATGATGCAATCGTTTAAACTTTTTCTTTTACAATTTCCAAAGCCCCCCAAAACAAGCTGAACTTTGATTTAATGCCTGAGCTTTTGGGCTTTACTTGTTTTGCGATGGCGGGCTTAACTTCCTTCGTTGAAGTCTTGGTGCTTCGCTTAGTATTATTGATGATGCGGCTGACAGACGACAGGCTAACACCCGTTATTCTCTCGATTTCCCTGTGTGTGACGCCTTGCTTTTTGAGTTTAATCACTTTGTTTTTCTGTGCTTGAGTAAGCTTTCTGGTGTTGTTTGGCATGTCGTTTATTTTTAAAATTGATTTCACTTTTGATTCGGATAAAGAGTAAAGCTCTGCTATTTCGGTGATCGTGTTACCACGCTCATGAAGCCGTCGCATAGCTACCTCTGGGGTTACTTTTTTACTTTCCATGTTATTTCATTTCATCGAACACAACCATGCTGTCCTCTTCGGACGGTGTGTTGCGTACAATAGTCTGTGCTTGTTCTCGTGTGAGTCCATCCATAAGGACTTTGGGTCGCTTGTTCCAGTCGCGGAAGATGCGGTATACTGCGTAGTTAGTCATTTGCTTTAGTGTTTTGTTTTTCTTGAATTCGTTTTAACCTCCGTCTTTTTTGTCTTGCAGATTCAAAGCGCTCCTTGGTTACCCCAAGGTGTATCGCTGCGAGATGTGTTGTAACGCCTGCTCGTTTACTATTCATTGATGTCAGGGTTTTGCTCGATGAAAGCATCGAAGATGATACGTGCCTTGCCTCTTGCATAGGCATCTTGTTGTGAGAGAGTACCAGCCGTCTGCGGTGTAGGCAGGTCGTCGATACGGAAGTTGTCAGTTACGTAGCCCGATGCGCCTGTCTTGATGCAGAAGGCAATGTTGCGGATATGCTCCTCTTTGCGTTGTGTTGTCATGATTTAGAAATTTTTGTGCAGGTAGCCTGAAAGCATTAGCTGCTGGTTTACGTCTGATGTTGGTGTCTTGAGGATTTTACGTACACCCTCGTCCTCGGATGCAATCACGGGATCGATATTGTACTCCTCACACAGGAAGATGAAGTCGTTTACTTTCATGATTAATCTATAAGCTTAGGCAGTTTGAAGTAGTAGATGCAGATGTCGTCGGCATCGAACATAGCGGCACCTCCGTACCATAGGTCGTTGACAAACTCGTGGAATACCTCGACGTCGAAGGTGTCAGCAACAGCCTCTTGTCGTTCGCACAAGTCCTTGATGACAGCCATGTCAGTCGGTAGGTAGTCACCATCGTATGGGGCTTCGCAATTCATTTGGTCCCACACGAGGTACTCTCGGACGTCTTTGTTCTCAGGCCACGTAGGTTTGAGTTCAATGATTTTGACAATCTCGTGTTCGCTGTTGTCATCATCAATGATAATAATGTCCTGCATACCGTCTGTGCTGCTTACGATTTCTTCATGGTCGGTTTCCATAAGACGTGCAAGGGACTTCTGTTTGGCATCCATAGCCTTGTCCAGGTCGTTGAACCATCGGACTGTGGTGTCGGAGTAACCTTCGGCTAGTCCACATACACCGTGTAATAATGCATAGTATTTCATGTGTTAGAGTTTTGAATTGTTCGACAAAGATACGATGAGGAATCCGTTATTCCAAATTTATTTTGTAACTAACTGATTATCAATCTTTAAGATGATGTGGTCAATGTAGTCATCAATCAAGCTAGACAGCCCGTAATCCTTGTCGTACTGTACGTACTCTATGATCTTGCGCTTGAGCCTGTCTACATCCAGTCCTGTGTAGTCGCATAGTTCTTCGAAGAATTCATCCCACCACCGCTCGACTTCGTACAGCGTATACCATTCTCCGTCGTCATCCACCTCCATGCTTTCGTTCACGATGTTACCTGCGCCGTTGTTGAAGACGTCGTGGTTGATGCGAGCGATAGCACGGAGTGCGTTACCTGCATCGGTGTCCGCCCGCCCGCTTTCGGGTACGAGGGCTTTCCAATATTTGTCAAACAGGTCTTGATATTGACCTTCTCCGTTCCAGTATTTCATTGTTCTTCAGCTTTTAGTTGTCCTTCTTCAATCATGTATACGATGGTGTCCCCAATCGCTTCGTCGATGGTTTCCATCAATCGATAGTTGTCTTGAAACGCAGCAATGAGTATGCGCTCCACGTCCTCCTTCGAGGTGGTGGTTGCCCTGCCGAATCGTTCGAGTACATTCCGCACGTCATCCATACCCCACATGAGTTCGCTCCCTGCATAGAAGCCGTCTTCGTTAATCAGTTTTTTATTCTTGTCCAGCATCGTCTTGTTCTTTTAGTCGTCCGATAAGTTCTGAGTGGATGGCGTTGATAGCATCGGCTACCTTCTGCTTGCCACCCTTGAGTCCGAAGTATGCCTTCACATCTCCAATCTTCCACCCACGGTGGGGTTTGAGTCCATGTAGGTACAGGTTCACATCACGCTTGGTTACCATCAGGTTGTACAAGCATCGGGGTACGGTGTTACCTTGGATTTGCATCGTCGGTGCATCTTCGTCGTGGAGTTCCTGCCAGAACTGGGCAGAACTGTCTACCTTCTGCATGAAGGCTTGGGCTTCTTTGTCTGTCATCATCGTTCGTCAATTATTTCGTTTACTTCTTGTACAATAAAGGCTTCGAGTCGGTCAACCAACTCCTCCACCTCCTGGGGTGCGAGTATGCCAGTACGTGTGGATAGGGTAGTCATCAACTCCTTGTACGCACCAGTATCATTGAATGCGTTACTGATTTCGAGTGTGAGTTCTTCGTTCATAGTCGGGGTAAAAAGTGTTCGTCATTAGCCAAGATTCCTGCAATGTCATGCACGAGATCGATGGCACGGATGTTTGTGTCAGTGTCGTTCGCTGTGTTTGCCACGCGGTCTGCCCACTGACGGAGCAGTTCAAATTGTTCGTATGTCATCATTCGTTAGAGTTTTTCAGAGTTCTCCCAGTCACGCAGGATGGTGAGCGGTACGTGGTAGTAGTCACCAGTCACAGGGTCTTTCCACGTTTCCATTTCACCTGCATAGGTCTCCTCGACGTATTCGAGGCGGTCAATAATTGCTTTGTCCATGTGTTAGAATTTTGAGTTAGTGACTTACCGAGGACTCGAACCTCGTGAGCATCCCCCCTGCCATTACATACGTCTATGCAATGTGGTATGCGGATGTAAGCCATGTGTAGCTATGATGCCAGTATCATATCGATGCCGTCTGACAAATCTCGTCGTCGTCGCGCATCCAGTTCCATCGCGCCCGCCATCTTCTTGGCAAACCATTGATGAAACTGCTTCTCCTCATCCCCGAAGCATCCATACGCCTGATTACGCAGGGTGATTCGGTTGCCGTTTGAATCCGTAGCCACGAGGTACGCAACTGTGGATGTTTCTCCATTGTGTGCGTTGATTTGGTGACGGTATTCGATAGCCACCGTCGTGCCGTTCGGGGCAACAGTCATCACTGAGTCGTTACGCTCAGGAGTCATGCCAGTGACGATGAGTTTATCCCAAGAAGTCAGGAAGTCGGTAAGTGTGGGTAATGCCATGTGTTAAAGATTTAGATGATGTCGTTGTTGACACTGCAAAGATAAGACAGAGTTTTCGTTTTTCCAAATTTATTTTGCAACTGACTGGTTTTCAGTAGGTTGGACAAGGCCATCAACTTGGTAAGAGTAGCACCAATGACCGTTGTTCAGGGTGAGTACATAGTGGTCGTCCAGTGTGACTGCATCCACCTCATCCCCGTACTTCTCGTTCGGGCCTTGCGTCTGCTCGATTGCGATTACCTCTGCGATTTTCTGGGCGTCGCGCCCCCATGACCCACGGTATAGCACCTTTGAGCCTTTACGAATGATTCGTGTGTTGAAGATAGATGTTTTCATTGTTGTTCGTTAAAAATTTCACTTACGTATTCCAGTTCCTCGATGGTCATTTCGTAGACCTGTTCGCGAGTCATGTCCAGTTGCTCGCCGTACTTCTCGTACATATAATCCCATACTGTGTTCCTGCTCATTGTTCGTCAATGTAAAGTTCAAGTAATGGCATACCCGTCTTGCGCTCGATGTATGCGATAAAGTTTTCCATGTGGGCTTCGTCGTTGAAGACCTTGCTCACCACCCATCCCCGTGAAGGCATGGGCCTGCGCCAGTCACCTCGGTAACCGTTGTCGAATTGTAGTGTTGCTTTTATCATTCGTCCCCAAAGTTGTAGGTACTGGACGAGGCGGAAATCAAGTACTCATTGATGATTTGAAATGCTGTTTTGTCATCGTTCAGGTACTCATCTCGCTCCCCTGACCAGTACGCTGCGGCACGTAGCACCTCCACGCCGTGGTTGTACTTGGGCTTTGGAGTCAGGTCAAATCGTGTACCCTTGAACGCATCCTCCAACAGCTTGGCGTTTCCACCATCGGCCTTCATGTATGCGTCGATCAACGCGGACTCGAATCCGCCCGCTGTCTTGCGCCGTTCGTACAGCGCATCAATGTGTTGTTGTGTTTTCATTTTACAAAGATTTCTTTTTCATTCTCAAGGTCGTAGATAGCCCGCTCCCCGCGCTTCGCAGCGAGTGCAAGTGCTTCCTGCTCGTCATCGAGGACGTTGCACAAATCGAAGACAATCTTGCCGTCTTCGACCCATGTGCCTATGACCACCGCAGACTCGCGCTCCAGAGCCAACTCAGCTTGATAGAAGAAGCGGTTATACGTCTGCGTGAAAGCCATTTCGTTGTCCATATCGCAGGACTTTTCGGGTACGATTCCGCCCACTACATACCCATACTTAGGTACATAGAACTCGCGGTTGTCCATGATTCCGATTGAAGAGCCACCAGTCAGCATCGTGCTGCCGTATGCGAAGCACATAGCTTCGTCGAAAGAAAAGTTTTTCATAGAAAAGAGATTTAGAGTTTGAACGATTCGTCAGCAACGTAGGTCACGCCCACCACGAAGGCAAGCAGGACAGCGTACACCACCCACATCATTGGGCAGTTCCGATTAAGTCCTCCAGCTTCATCTGCTCATCGCACGGGAGTGCATCCCAGCCCGCTGTGCAGGTGATGGTAGAACCAAGGAGTTGAACATCGTTGAACAAGGCCGAAGCCATCTGCGCTTTCTTGCGCTCTGTGTTTGTGCTGTGTAGCATCTGAGAGAGATTTAGAGTTTGGCTGAATTGCCGACTGCAAAGATAAGGCAAAGAACCCTTAACTTCCAAATTTATTTTTTACCCTTTAGGGTAGTTAGTCGATGACATCGTACATCTCCCATGTGGGAGCGTCATCATGCCAGCACACCACCGTGTGTGACTCACACGCTGGCTCGAACACGTAGTCCGCGCTCTCTACTTCTTTGAAGTAGCAGCAATCATCCCCCTCTTTGAGGATGATATCGACAGCCCAGTTCGCGGCGCTCTCTGCGTCTGCGAAGTTGCGCTTGCAGCGGAACTCTCCGCCGTGTTCCCCGAAGGGGAAAACAAAAGCAAAAATTGGTTGACTCATAAAATCGTAGATTTTAAAGGTTAGAAAAAACAGAATAAGTTATTGACTTTCAGTCAATTTCACGAGCGAAGTGGTGGTGGTGAAATACCGAATCCCACCAATCCCACTCGACCGCCCAGTATCCACCTACGTGCTTACGATCGAGCGCACTCTGGCCCTCGTATGCAAGCTGGAAGTAGATGAGGTCGTCATCGGACTCGACCATGAAGTCCTCCACCCACTCGGTGGCCGCGTCTATGCTCTCGAAAGAGCGCACGACTCCCCCTTCGGGGAGTTGAAAAAAGTATGCTTTCATAAAATCAAAGATTTTAAAGGTTAAACTTCGTTTAAACAGCAGGGGCAAAAGATGGCTCCAACATCGGATTGCTTTCAGCAATCAACGCAAGTGCCTCCAGTCGCTCTCGCTCCAGCACTGCCGAGCGGTGCCGAGCCATAGCCTCCTCTGGAGACTCTCCTGGAAGGAGAGTCAGCTTCATTTGTTCCTTCTTTCGAACCTTCGGTTCGACTACTTGAACCTCTTTACGAGGTTCAAACGGTTGAGCATCACCTTCGGTGATGGCATGAACAACTTTGGTCTTCACTGCTCTGCCAACTTTGTTGGCAGTAGCAGTCTTAGCTTGAGTTAACTCAAGCCCAGCAGTTGACGACCCTTTGGGTCGTCGAACAGTCTTCTTCGAAGACTTCTTAGCTTTCTTCGAAAGCTTTCTAGCAGCAGCTCTCTCCTCTTGGAGGAGAGCATGAAGCTCCTTGTTCAGAACGGAACGTTCTGCTTTCTTGAGCTTCTTACCAGAGGTAAGAATAGCCTCAATCTCAGCCTTACGGCTGGTCTTTGAAGCCGACTTCGAAGCCTTTGGCTTCGCTTTAGAAGCCTTTGGCTTCTTCTTTGACTTCGAAGCCTTCGGCTTCGGTTGCTCCTTCGGAGCCTCAATGGCTTCGATGAAGTTCGACAACGAAGCTAAAGCTTCGAGAGTAGCCTCCTTCTTAGAAGGAGTAGGGTTGAAAACAAAGCTGTTTACAGCTTTCTTAGCTGCCTTCAGCAGCTCTGAGTGGGAAATGGTGTTTGCCATAACTGTTAGATATTAAGATTAAAAGAAGAATTCACAGAATTCATTCTTCTTATAATCTATATCTACTTCCTCCAAACTCTTTCGGTATCAGCTTGCTGATACTCCTGCGGTTTGGTAGCCAAACATATGAGCATCGAAGATGCTTCAGCGCGTTTGGACAAACGGCCTCAGTTTCAACCAGTTAGTAGCAGTTTCTTAAACTGCTAGTTAGCCTTCAGTAATGAAGGCTTGTAGTTCGACCATAGGTCGAGGAGGGGGATTGTCCTGCCCTTCTCCTCAGCAGTTTTACTGCTGTCACTTCCAGCGGTTGATGAATCAACCGAGGGCAATCCTCTTAGTATCAGGCTGTTAGCCTGCTACTAAAAGCTGAAAAGTATAGCAGAATCTCAAGAGATTCTGAGGTACGGGGTCTGCCAAATCGATTTTGGAACGTAGTTCCAAGCGGTCTATACTATATATAATCCCTCAGATCTGTATTACACACCTATTTTCCAAGCCTGGTTGTGCACACGATATCCACGAAACGACCAGCAAATCTGTTTAGTAAGCTGTTTATCAGAGACTTATGGGGATTGCTTAAAGCATATTATAGACTTGCATTTTTAAAAAAAAAGCTGTAACTTCGCCAAAGCATTGTTAGCGATGATACTTCGAAGCTGTTTTGATTCTAAGGAGCTTCTAGAGGGGTTTGCAAGTGCAAACAAACAGACACTACGAAGCGTCAATCAAACTAATGAAGCTGTGAGAGGCGCAAAAACTGTTTTATTATCTTTGTGACATGAGAACAAAAAAGTACAACGGAGACCCAGTACCAGCAGAGTCAACTGCTACTAGAAAGCCTATGGATCCTAGGATGATTCAGGCTCTGAATGAGATGGTTGAATTCCAAAGAATGGCCAAAAGAAAGGATGAGGAAGAGATGCTTGGTTACCCTGCTTCTTATAGCGGGAGAGTAGAGGGTACGGAAGACCCTATTACAGCTTTGCTTGGTTTGGGACCTCAGTTTCTTAAGTCTGTAGGTAAGAAAGGAGTTCAAGCTTTGATGGGTGCTGTTAAGTCTGGCCAACCAGTTAAGCAAGCGGCTGATGACGTAGCCAGAATGGCTAGAAAGAACTACCCAGATGAACCTTTGGACAGCGAAGCTTTGTACAAGTTGTTTGATGAGGCTGGTGTAGACAGTAACGTTTTGGATGAGTGGTTGGTTAATGCTACTTACGAACCAGGAGGCCCAGGATACAGAGTTATTAAGATGTCTAGGGACGTCAACTGATGATCGTCAAGAAAAACAACAAATTTGAAGTTAGGAGTAAGAAAGGGAAACCTATGGGGAGTTACTCTAGCCGAGAAGAAGCTGTTAAACGTCTAAGACAGATTGAGTTTTTTAAGCGTAAAAAGCGATGAAAGCCAAGAAGCGCGACTACAAGAAAGAGTACAAGAAGTTCCAGGCTTCTACTAAGATGAAGAAGTACCGTGCTAAGCTCAATAAGTACAATCGCAAGAAGGGGACATACGGTAATGGGGACAGCTTAGATGCGTCTCATAGAGGCGGTAAGATCGCTGGGTATGAGGCCGAGAGTAAGAATCGTGGGAGGAGGGAGAAGTCCAGATTGAGAAAAAAGAAATAACTATATTTGTAGCATGTACGCAAAGAAGAAAAAAAAGAAGCCGAGTCTTTACGGAAAGGGTGGTATGCTCAAGAAATATATGTCGGGAGGGATTAAAAAGAACTCTTACAAAGAAGGCGGTGAATTTCCTGACCTGACTGGTGACGGTAAGGTGACTATGGCGGATATCCTCAAGGGTAGAGGAGTTGGGAAGTAAGAACTACTTCAACCCTAAATTAAAACGAATCAACCCTGCTTGGGTAGCAACTAAGAATGCGGTTAAGCAAAAATTTAACTCTAAAGGAGGCGATCAAGTCAAACACGGCGAGTCGCCTAGGTATCCCCAACAATCCTGAAGAGTGGGAGATCCACAACTTACGCGCTGTAGCAGAAAATGTATTTCAGCCTGTACGCGATCACTTCGGGGTTCCAATCGGGGTAAGCAGTGGATATCGGTCAAAAGCCTTGAACAAAGCCATTGGAGGAAGTAAGTACTCTCAGCACATGATTGGGGAGGCGCTCGATATCGATGCAGATATCTACGGGAAGGTCACCAACGCAGAGATCTTCAACTACATCAAGAATAACCTCGAATGGGACCAGATGATCTGGGAGTTCGGGGATGATGAAGAACCCAACTGGGTGCATGTCTCTTACAAAGAAGCAGGCAGGAATCGTAAGCAGATCAAACGCGCCCGAAGAGACGAGAAGAACAGAGTATACTACACCGTAGAGAATGGCTAAGCAAGTAAACAACTTCGCCCCAGAGGAACACAAAGTAAGTCGCCCTGGGGTACACGCTAAGACGAAGACGTCAAGCAACAAGCGTAGCAAGAACTACAAAAAGGGATACCGTGGACAAGGTAGATAAGCCTTCAGTCTGCTTTTTCATGTTGTATTACAAGCGCCCTGAACTTACCAGGATGTCTATGTGGCACATGGCTAAGGTATTAAAGAAGTTTAGAGACGCTGGTCATGAATGCACTACGGTGGTTGTTGGAGATGAAGAAGATCAAGAGGCTTATTGCAAAAAGCTTGGTTTGAATCATTATAAGCACGAAAACAACCCCTTGTCAAAAAAATTCAATTTTACTTTTAAAACCGCTGTCGATCAGGACAAGGACTACATTTGCTGGATAGGTAGCAACAGTGTTCACTCTGATGAATTCTGGGATAAGTGCCTACAAAAACTTAAGGGACCCCCTGTGGCTTCGTTTGGCAGCAAGAACTGCACTATTGTTTCAAACGATTTTTTAAACCCCAGAACTAAAACTTGGGTTTCTAGACATTATTCTTTTTGCTCTTGCGGTCAATTTTACTTCACTCTAACCATAAAAAAGACATTTAACGTTTCTGATATTTTTACTAGTCGTCTAGACGAAAAGAAAATGGGGTTTGATGCAGTCATAAACAGAGGCATAAAAAACAAATGGGGTGCAAAAGTTTTTGAAGAACTCCCTATGGACCCCCTCGACTGCGTTGATGTAAAAGGCGATAACGATATTCACGGCTTTGAAGTTTACGACATGCCTTATTATAAGCAACACTACACTAGAGATGAAGTTTACAGCAAGCTTGAGGAGCTTCAAATGTTAGAGTCCCGTGAATTTAAATACCCGTAAAAACGCTGTACCGCTAGCCTACCTTTCTGTGACAGCGCATAGCGAACTCTGTAGTTATATTTTGTCTCATCACGGAACAGATGATCCTCTAGTGTCTGAGAGGGAGTAAGCTTATCGAAATGTTTGTATAGGTACCCCGCTATAACCAGAGGGTATATCATCCTGTCAGCTAGGTTTTTACGATTCATACCATATTCAGACGCTACGTAGTCAATCGTGAAAAACTCTAAGTCGTAAAGGAACAACATGAGGTGTAGATACGACTTGGTTAAGTCTGGGCTACTCTCTAAGAACTCGTTCGTAGCTGACCGCAGGTTCTTTAAATAGTTATGCTTTACGTATTTATCTGGGAGCTTAGAGAAGTCTCTAAATAACCTGGATCTTTTTACAGTGGACTTAGGCATATGAATTGTGTTGTATCTTTGAGATAAACAAATTTACATCATGGACTCTAAGACCACCCTCTTCTTCGCCGAAATGTACTCACTCGTCAAGAAGATGGAGGAGACTATCGACGAATTCGGAATGAAAGATCAGACGCTAGCCTCCATTGTCGTAGGAGTTATCGACTTCGATGAAATTGAACACGGCGATACAGACGCCGAAATGAAGACCATGTACAGCTTCAACCTGCAAAGCAGAGCAGAGTTAGAAGCTGTCAAGGAAGTCATGGACAATGCATACAAAGACGAAGACGATATCGACCTCGATGAACTATTGGGTGACTTGGGTATATCGTTAAACTAATGGAAGGACTTATTAGAAAGATCGTCATCGGCAAAGAGCCGAAAGACGGCATGGCGTACTATATCGGTATGCGAGCAGGAAAAGGAGAAGTGTCTGCTATCTTGGAAGATGACTACCATCTTCATAAATTTGGTAAGAAAAGATACCTCATCTATATCGAGAACGAAGAAGGAACCCTCCTTTGGAAGAGCGTGGACGAAATGCCTTGCATGCTAGAATTCGATTTAAATTTTTAATTAATGAAAACGTTTGACTTGTTCGTTGTTGAAATCAAGAAACGCATCAACGACACCATGAAAACCGAAAGCGGATTAGAACTCTATATAGACAACAGATTTAATGAATTCCAAAACAGAACCACAGAAGCGCCCGTCGTGGCGGTCCCGTTTAAATACGATACTGGAGTCGAAGTGGGTGACACACTCTACTTCCATCATCTTGTTGTTATTAACGATGGTCAGCCTCTTACTGGTGATGATGATCACTATCTTGTACGGTTTGATCCTAATCACACCGTTAATAACCAGGCTATTGCTTACAAGTCTGCAAAGACTGGGGACATACGTCCGCTGGCGGGCTGGTCACTTCTCGAACGAGTGGAAGAAAGAGAAGAGAAACAGTCTGATATTATCGACGTTGTTAAACTTAAGGAAAGCCCTGTCACGAAAGGGAAGGTCTCTTTTACTCCGCCTTGGGTGGAAGAGCTAGGTCTCGAAGTAGGAGACGTAGTTGGGTTCAAAAAGAACATGGATTACCGCATTACAATCGAGGGTACAGAGTATTACCGCGTCCGAGCAGAAGACTTGATGTATGTCGAAAGGTAAGTTCACTACTATCAGCGCGGCTGAGCGCCTCATGTCTAGTATGGAGGTGGCTATCAACAACATGATCGAGGAGATAAAGAAGCCTGTCGATCCTGAAGCTGGTGGGTCTGCCCGAAAAGCGGAGCTACAGTCTATCAAGCAGACAGCTATTGATTGCAAAGAGCTTCTGGTAGAGCGCCAGAGACTAGAACAAATGGTTAAAGACCTCAGAGACAATGGAGAAATCGAACAAGAAAAAGACTACTCAGGTGGATTCGCCGAGCGCTTCTCGAAGTAAAGCTAGCGGATTGATCTACTGGGACGACTATGACTTTGATAATCAGACAGATACGGCTGGTTACTTAAAGGAAGACTTCAACATTATCTACGATGCCCCAGCAGGACGGAACTCTAACTGACTATCCTTCGACTATAGATTACTACAGCGATGAATGGACTCATGACTGGTCTACCGATGTATCTAGCACCGTACATTTTAATCCATGTAACACGCCTAACCCACCGTGGTGGTGCGAAGAACACGAACCAATCCCGATCGAACCGAACATTTTAATGATTGTTGGAATGTTCACATTTGGAACATTACTTTTGACAAAGAAATGCACCCGTAGCTCAGCTGGATAGAGCATCTGCCTTCTAAGCAGACGGTCACAGGTTCGAATCCTGTCGGGTGTACTAATTAAGTATCAATGAAAATAAGAATCTACTGGGATGGATCTACCCTATGGAGAGACAGTGGGGCTAAGTTATCCCTTAATGAAAGCGATCTTTTTGATTTAAGGGATTTCTTTTATCTGTATGAGGATCGACAAAAAATAATTAATGATGGGTACATCATTATGTACGTTCACAGGAGGCACTTAGAATCAATCAGCAAGCTCGTTTCATGGGTCCCTAGCAACGTGAGGTTAATATTATGGACCAACGATTGGGCTCCTATTGACGTTCTCACTAAAATTCCTGATTGCACTTTTTTAGCGCCGTATATAATTAAAGATAAGGTTATCTCCTCTAGGCTGAACTCCAGGTATATTACTCAACCAGGATATAAGTTTGAGTCAGAAATAGATTTTGACAGCTGTGATGTAGCTTTTTATGGAACCTTAAGTTGGGACACCGATGCACACAGAGACAGAAACAAGATCGTAAAAAAAATACTAGAAAACGTAGATAGCAAAATATTTTTTAAAAGGGAGAACGATCATGTCCCAATGAATAGAAATAATTTTGATTTCAACCTATTGGTTAAAAGTCAATCAAATGCTTATAGAGCTGCAAAGTTTTCGATTTGCGCAACCTCAGGAAAACCTGGCTTTTCTCACATTCAGAGCAATAGGCTGTTTAACGTTATGGCTTCGGGTGGTTGCCCTTTAGTTTTGAGAAATGAAGGCATTGAGGACTATGTAACGGATGGTGTTAATGGAAGGATATTTGAAACGGCTGAGCATGCTTTAGACATAATAAACGAAACCAGTAGACTTGACTCCGATAAAATGAAAAAAGAATCTCTGTCTTGTTTTTTGGAAAACCACACCATAGACGTGCTTTATAGCAAGCTATTAGACATACTGAAAAATGGATGACGTTTACGGCACTATGTGCATGATGCCTAACAGGTATCCTAAATCCTTAGAATGCGTTATGTCTCTTAAGGGGCAGGTTAAAAAACTATTCATTTGTTTGAATGGATTTAATGATGTTCCTGAAGGGCTAAAAGAAGACTGGATAGACATTATACACATAGGTGAGAATATTGGTTCTGTTGGTAGGTTCACCAAGCTCCCTGATTTTGAAGGCCACCTTGTTTCTTGTGATGACGATCTTGTATATCCTAAGCTTTATGTCTCTGATTTCTTAAAGAGGTATAAAAAGGTTGGTCCAGCTATGTTATCTCATCACGGTAAAACAATAATGTTTAACAAAGCCGTTAATTTTGTTGCCTGTTTACGAAAAAACACATACGATAAAGACTTGGACATACCAGGTTCTGGCGTGTTGTTTGTTCCGCGTGAATTCAAAGGATGGAACAAGATGGTTTTAGATTCTCCGAAAAACCCATCAGATGTATACGTTGGATGTATAGCTAAAAAAAACAACTACAGAGTTTTAGCCATGCCTCATCAAAAAGATTATTTTCGTTACGTTGAGCCACCTAAAGGCGAAACGATATATGACAAAGAAACAAAGCATCAAAATCTAGCGTCTCTGTTTAAAGAGATATTAAACAAAATTTAAAATGCCAGACTTACATTGCCCAGAATGCGGTAGCGAGAGATTTGAGAGATCTCTCACTATGAAAGTAAAAGACGGAGAGGCCTACTATGTAGAAGGTCAATGCGAATGCGGAGCCCAGATGGAGCTCACCAATCCCAAGACGGGAGCCCCAGGATTCAAAAGAATGGGAAGATTTGGTAGAAGTTACTGATGTCTGTACTGATTGACATAGACGGTTATGAAACTAAAGGGATTAAGATCGACCCTAACGGTACAGAAGGAGACGTCATTGAGCTCCATGGGCTACTCGTTGTACTCCCAAAGAAACCAAAGCGATCGGAGATTCTCTTCCATGAAAAGCCAAAGGCAATGCAGATGTGGCAACGCATCGCTATGCCTGAAGAGCTGCAAAGGATTCGCAGTATGGATGAGTGGCTCGAAAAGCCTTCCGAGTTTCGAAAGAAGTTTCGTGCTTACATCGAACAAGAGTTTCAGCGTAGGCGCGACGGTGTGTGGTTTTACAATAATGGGGAACCTACGTATATTACAGGGAGACACTATATGTTTCTACAATGGTCTAAAATTGATATCGGATATCCATCATACCTCGCTTTCCAAAGAGAAATCTTTCTCCACATGGCTGCTTGCGAAGCTGATCCCCGTTGTTTCGGTCAGCTATATACTAAGTGTCGTCGTTCTGGCTACACTAATGTATGCTCTGCTGTCCTTGTTGACGAAGCTAGCCAAGTTAAAGAGAAGCTTTTGGGGATTCAGTCGAAGACTGGTAAAGACGCGCAAGAAAATATCTTTATGAAGAAAGTAGTCTCTATTTTTAGAGGCTACCCCTTCTTCTTCAAGCCCATCCAGGACGGTACTACCAACCCTCGTATGGAGCTGGCTTTTCGTGAGCCATCGAAGCGAATCACGAAGAACAATAAGACATCCCAGAGAGGAGACGCCCTCAACAGCGTAATCAACTGGAAGAACACCACGAACAACGCATACGATGGCGAGAAGCTCCACATGCTGTACCTCGATGAGGCTGGCAAATGGGAGAAACCTACTGACATCCGTGAGGCATGGCGTATCGAGCGCACATGCCTTATCGTTGGTAAGCGAGTAGTAGGTAAAGCGCTGGTAGGGAGCACGGTAAACCCTATGGATAAAGGCGGGGAAGAATACAAGGGATTGTGGCAGGATTCCGACCCTAACGAGCGAAACAACAACGGAAGAACAAGGTCGGGTCTGTACAGAATCTTCATCCCAGCTTACGAAGCGCTAGAAGGTTTCTTTGATCAGTACGGGAATGCTGTTGTAGACGATCCAGAAAAAGAAATCATTGGAGTTGACGGTGAGGTTGTAGACCAGGGGAGTCGTAAGTATCTAAAGAATGAGCGACATTCCTTTAAGGATGATCCTTCAGAGCTCAACGAAATTATCAGGCAGTTCCCGTTTACCGAAGACGAGGCATTTAGGGACAGCATAGAAGGCAGTCTCTTTAACATAGGTAAGATATACCAGCAGATTGAATATAACGACAACCTGTACCCAAATCCCGTAGTGCAAGGGAATTTCGTCTGGAGGGTCAAGGACGAAGAAGTCGTCTTTTCCCCAGACCCAAACGGTAGGTTCCGTGTGGCTTGGTTGCCGCCTGATCACCTCAGGAATAAGAAGGCGGACGAACGGGGGAAACGCATAGCTCCTAACGCACATATAGGGGTAGGCGGGGTTGACTCCTATGATCTTGATGCTACGGTAGATGGGAGGGGCTCGAAGGGTGCGCTACATATGTACAATAAGTTTAGCATGGATGCACCCGCTAACATGTTTGTTGTAGAGTACGCTTCTCGTCCAGACCTAGCTAGTATTTTTTACGAAGACGTCTTGATGTGTGCGTTCTTCTACGGCTATCCACTGCTTATAGAAAACAACAAGTACGGGATTGCAAGATACTTTGAATCAAGAGGTTACGACGGTTACTTAATGGATCGCCCAGAACACCTCAAGAATCCTAATTCTTCAAGTAACGTCCGAACTAAGGGTATCCCCTCGAACTCTCAGGATGTGATTCAGTCTCATGCTCAAGCTATCG